AAGGAATCATACAATCTTACGATACAGCATTTAGTAAAAAAGAAACTGCTGACTATTCCGCTATTACCACATGGGGAATATTTTTTCCAAGAGAATCAAAAGAACCTAATGTAATTTTGTTAGATGCCATGAAAGGTAAATATGATTTTCCAGAACTTAAAGCAATTGCATTAGAGCAATATAAATATTGGGAACCTGAAACAGTAGTCATAGAAGCCAAAGCTACAGGACAACCCCTAGCCCAAGAGTTTAGACGAATGGGGATTCCAGTTGTAGATTTCGTACCAACTAAAGGAAAAGATAAGTTTGTAAGGGTTAATTCTGTTGCTCCATTATTTGAATCTGGTGCTATTTGGTATCCAGAAGGAGAATCTTGGGCTGAAGAAGTCATTGAAGAATGCGCTGCATTTCCTCATGGAGCTCATGACGACTATGTAGATAGTATGTCACAAGCCATGTTAAGATACAGGCAAGGTAATTTTATAGAATTACTATCGGACTGGAAAGAAGATATGTACGACTATCCAAGTCCAAAACAGTACAAATATTATTAAGGAGATATAAAATGAGTGAGAAAAAAGATTTATATAAATTAGGTGATCCAAAAGATTTCTTAAAAAGAAGAGCTACATTAAGTGGACTTACTTCTGCTGAAGCTACTTCTGCATTAGCAAATCAAAAATTAAAACCAGCTGAAAAAGTTTCATCAAAACTTTCAAATGTAGTGAAAAAAGTTGCTAAAAGAACAGTTGTAGGTAAAGTACTTGATAATGCTGTCAAAATAGGCGCAGGTATTGGTGCGGGCTACGAGTATGCTAAATCAAAATTTACAAATCAAGATAAAAAATTAAAAAAAGAAAAAACTAATGTAGATAAAAAATCTATGGGTGGTGAGATAGTAGTCACTAAAGGCGGAGACTACATTAAAGATCTAATTGACTAATGGGAAATAAAATTAAAATAGGACCCGAAATAAATATTAGCAAAGGCTCATCTGAACCTGTACCAGGCAAAGTTACTGTTGATACAGAGAGCAGATATTATGGCATCAAGGGTGAACTTGGTTTTGGAAGTGAAGATAATAATATAAAAATTTCTGGTAAAGCAGGAAAAGGTTCTGGTCGAGCAGATGTTAAACATCCTTTCGGTAAAGATACTTTTAAAGGTTCAGGACCTATGGAATGGAATGTTGGAATCAAGTGGAGTAAAAAATTCTCAAGAGGTGGCGGAGTCGCGATCCAAGGAACAAAGTTTAATGGAGTTAAGTAATGTCAGAAAAACTTGTGAACACAATTATAAAAGTTGGTTCAAGGACACCTGCTGGAAAACTTATTAAAGGTGGCTCTAAATTAATAAAATTATTTAGAGGAGAGAATAAAGCTCATGAAAGAGGTCTTAATACAAAAACAAAAGGTAGATGGTTTCATACAAGTAAAGATTATGTAAAATATTTTACAGGCAGCACTAAAGGCGAGCGTACTTTAAAAACTGTAAATGTAACTGAAAAAGATTATAACATTGGAAGAAAAATCCACGATAAAGTCAAAGGTCGAAAAGGTTGTGAAGGAGATCTTTGTAGCATGGGTGTTATATTACCTAAAAAGAATTTAAAAGATGTTAAATCAAGAAAATTTGATGATGGCGGTATAGTCATTTCCAAAGGTTCTGATTACATAAAGGATTTATTATAATGGCGGACATCGACAAAATATCTACAGATATCAAATCCATGATGGACGAACCTACTGATGTTGTTCCTCCTAAAACAGATTACGATTTAAATTACGAGCCAAGTAAAATTGGTGGACTTGCAACTTTAGGAGCAGTCGGGGGCGCTGCAGCGTATTTCTTGAGCCGTGCACCTGGGATCGGGAGAGTGGCAAGAACATTCTCGACTAAGATACCCAGAGTTCCCGATGCACGGACCACGGACAAAGTCGTAAACGATCAAGTCGATGAAATCTTAAGCATCACTCCAACTCGTATGGATCGAGCAAGAGACACGATCCAAGCTTCACGACCCGCGGATCCAATGGCAGAAGCTGCAATGCAAATTAAAAAAGCAGTTGATACTAATCCGTTATCGGTTGCAGGAACTAAAACAAGATTCGGTTCTGCAGCATTCGATTTCATTGCTAAACATCCAAGTAAGAAACCCTTAAAACCTCAAGCATGGATTAATGAGTTTTCATCTGAAGGAAGAATGGGTCAATTAAAAGTTCCAAATACAAATATTAGAGCCAATATTACGAGAGAAGAATTAGAAGAAACCAACATTGCAAAGTTTGATAAAGACGGAAAGATTGTTGGTGGTTTTTTAAAAATAGCTCAAGATAAAAACATACCTGTTTCTAAATTTGATTTACTAGAAATGATTCAAAAATCTCCTGCATTAAATTTAAAAACAAAAAGACATTTTTATGTAGGTGACATGGATAAGAAAACAGATGCTGCAGTAGATTTATTTGTGGCTAAAGCAACTGCTGCTAAAAATAAACTAGCTTCTTTTGGAGATGAATTTAGAAATGATATTGATAGAATAAACAATAGTATTATTGATACTAAAGCGATCAAGTCTTTAAAACAAGCACAAATTACAGAAGGCATTCCTGATATTAGTTCACCTACAAATATCAAAGATGCTATGAATGGTTTAGTACAATTATCGGATAAGGTTAAAGATCGTAAAGGATTAGAACTTATTACTAGAGATGAAGCGGCTGATCTTTTAAAATCATATCGTAACATGAATAGAGCTTATGATCTAAATAAAACACAAGGGGCGATGCCTAAGTATGGAGATCAATACAGTTACAGAGAAAGAGGTGGAGAAAAATATTTTGAAGATGTGGTTTACTATCCAAAAGAAGTTCCCTTTGGTTTAAATTATACTGGAGGACATTACTCTGGAGTTAAAAACCAAGTTGTTCATACAAGATATGCCATGCGTTCTTTACAAGACAATCCAAATAAAAAAGTTTATGCAATTGATGAAATACAATCCGACTATTCAAGATCCCTTGAAGATGCAGGTAAAGTTGGAAAAAGATTAAATCCATTTAACGTAGAACAAGAATATGTTTTTTATTCTTCAATCATTAAAAACAAAGTAAAAGAAATGAAAGCTCTAACCGATAAAGGTTTAAAGATGACTCAAGATGATATCTTTGAAGCTAAGAAATTAGATAATCAAATTGAAGAATTAAAAAAGACAACGGTCAATGCTTTTAACATGAACAATAAACAGTTTAAAGAATTACCACCCTATCTCCCTATGCTAGAGAGAGCGCAGTACAATGACTATGCAGTTAAGAATTTATTAAAGCAAGCTGCTGATGATGGTATTGAATGGGTAGTTGTAAATCCAACCGAAAGAATTCATGTTGCACTTGATTTAAGCAAAAGTAAAAATCAATATGGTAAATTAGGAAATTGGAATGCTTATGGTGCTGCAGATGGTAGAGCAGGAATCAAAGGAGTAAAAGCTAAAAGTCAAAAAAGAGCGAATGCAGGTGAAAAGGATGTAACCTTTGACACGAATTATAAAATGATGGCATCCGTACCTGAGACATTTAAAAAACTAGCTAAGCAATATAATTCAGAAGCTAAAATGATTAAGGTATCTAAATCTGATCCAAACAAACCTTACAAAGTAGTTGAAGAAATTTATGATGATGAGGCTGTAGCTAAAAAATTAGGTCTAACAGGAGCACAGAATGAAAGACACATTGCAGCTTTTAGAACAAAAGAAGAAGCTGAAGCTTTAAGATCAGGTGGAAAAGATATTAAATTTATAGATCAAAATGACCCTGATAATTACTATTATGCTTTCGGAATTAAGATTACTCCAGAAATGAAAGGAACTCCGTTCAAATTGTACAGACGTGAGGGAGGACTAGTCGTTAATCTATTTGCATGATAATATAAACCTGTTATAACAATAAGGAGATAATTATCATGAGCAAAAAACTAAAAAAAGCTTTGGCTTTAGGAATTGGTGCTACTTTAGGTGCTAAACTCTTAGGGGCAAAAGCTGACGCGGCTAAAAAACTTTTAGCCTCTCAACAAACAGATACTGGAGATTTCGGAACTCAAATGGCAAATGATACCAATCTTATCAGAGGTACATCTAAAGCTTTAATGGGTCCAAAAAAACCTATGGGCTTTTTAGGAAAAGCTAAAAAATTTTTAAGTGATGAAGTTTTTACAACTAATCCTAAAACTAAAGCTTTTACAATTCCATCATTAAAAGGTTCTAAATCAAGTGAAGATTTTGGTTTAACTTCTTACAGTGGTGCTAAAACTGGTAAGATGATTAAAGCTAATAGTGGTATGATGGTTGAATCAAGAGGAAACAAACTAGCGAGAAGTAAACTTACAAAAATTTCATAATGGCTGAAGTTGAAAGACAGACGGATCTTCCAGAAGAAGAAATTAATGAAGAAGCTGAGGTTGTCGTTGAAACACCAGAGGATGAAGAAGTTCTTGAAGAAGAGCAAGAAGATCCTAATGCGTTTTATGACAACCTGGCTGAAACTATGGATGAACGAACGTTAGGTCGTTTGTCTTCACAACTTATTCAAGATTATAAAAAAGATAAAGTTTCAAGAGCAGACTGGGAACAAACTTACACGAATGGTTTAGAGTTACTTGGTTTCAAATACCAAGATCAAACAAGACCGTTCCAAGGTGCGAGTGGCGTGACCCATCCATTACTAGCCGAGGCTGTTACACAATTCCAAGCACAAGCTTATAAAGAATTATTACCATCAGAAGGACCCGTAAGAACACAAGTCGTTGGTGCAAGAACTCCAGAGACAGAGAACCAAGCACAACGTGTACAAGATTTTATGAACTACATGATCATGGAGAAAATGGAAGAATACACTCCAGAGTTTGATCAGTTATTATTTTATCTTCCACTATCAGGATCAACATTTAAAAAAGTTTATTATGATGAAATTATGCAAAGAGCAGTTTCTAAATTTGTTCCTGCAGAAGACTTAGTTGTTCCATATTATGCAACCGATTTAAAAGATTGTGAAAGAATTACTCACTTAGTAAAAATGAGTGAAAACGAGGTTCTTAAAAAACAAAAAGCAGGTTTCTATAGAGATGTAGAATTGATTCCAAAACAACCCGAAAAGAATCCAATACAAGATAAGTTAAATGAATTAGAAGGTGTGAAAGCATCTGGTCAGACAGATTACCAATATAACATTTTAGAAATGCATGTAGATTTAGATTTAGATGAATATGAAATGGATGACTCAGAAAAGAATATTAAAGTTCCTTACATTGTAACGATTGACGAAGGCTCACAACAAATTTTATCTATTTACAGAAACTATAGTCCTGAAGATGAGATGATGAGACGAAAGGAATACTTCGTTCACTACAAATTTTTACCAGGTTTAGGTTTTTATGGCTTTGGTTTAATTCATATGATTGGTGGTTTATCACGAGGAGCAACTTCTGCATTAAGACAATTGTTAGATGCAGGTACTTTAGCCAACTTACCAGCAGGATTTAAGTCGAGAGGAATAAGAATTAGAGATGATGACCAACCTTTTCAACCTGGAGAGTTTAGAGATGTTGATGCACCAGGCGGAAATATCAAAGATCAGTTTCAAATTTTACCTTTTAAAGAGCCAAGTGGTACTTTATTCCAACTTTTAGGCTTTGTAGTGCAAGCAGGACAGAGATTTGCAGCGATTGCAGACATGCAAATGGGTGAAGATGCTCAAAATAGAGCTGTTGGAACGACAATTGCACTATTAGAGCGTGGTTCAAGAGTCATGAGTGCTATTCACAAGCGTTGTTACTATGCAATGAGACAAGAATTTAGGCTTTTAAGCAAAATTTTTAGTGAATACCTACCGCCAGTGTATCCATATGCTGTTTACGGGGCTGATAGAGCCGTTAAAATACAAGATTTTGACGATCGAGTGGATGTAATACCTGTTGCAGACCCAAATATCTTCTCAATGTCGCAAAGAGTGACGTTAGCGAACGAAAATTTGAAGATCGCAATGTCAAATCCACAAATGCATAACCTACATGAAGCTTATAGACGTGTTTATGAAGCGTTAGGAACAAGACAGATCGATACTTTGTTAAAACCACAAGAAGTGCCTACACCTAAAGACCCTGCAACTGAAAATGCAGAGGCTTTACAAATGAAAATGCTAAAAGCGTTTCCAGAACAAGATCATGATGCACATATTGCTGCTCACAGAGCATTTATGGGAACTAGAATGGTTCAAATTAATCCAATGGTGTATGCATTACTACAAGGACACATATCGGATCACGTTGCAATGAAAGCACATGGTGAAGTTGGAGCTATGATAGAAGAAGATCCAAATATGCAGATGATGCAACAACAAGATCCTCAAGGATTTAAAATTCAGTTTGATAGTATGGTTGCAAAAAGAATTGCTGAGATTACTACCATGATGGCTCAAGAAGAAGCAGGTGCTCAAAAACCAGATCCACTTGTACAATTGAAACAAAGAGAGCTTGATTTAAAAGCTATGGATATGCAAAGAAAAGCAATGGAGACTCAACAAGATTTTGATATCAAAGAATCTCAATTTGATGAAAAAATTGATTTAGAAAAAATGAAATTAGAAAACCAAGACGAACAATCTGATGAAAGATTACAAGTTGCAAAAGATAAATTAAATTTACAAGCAATGCAAATGGAGCAAAGAAATGCCGCTAAACGAAAAGGGTAAAAAATTTGGTCCACCGCCTGAAAAGGGTCCTAATTCTCAAGTACCTCCTGTAAAATTTGGAGAAGGCGGAATGAAATGTCCACATAGAGACATGACAGATAAAAATATGTATCCTGGTAATAATGGAATACAAGTTAAAGGTTTTAAATTTATAGGAGTTAGATAATGTTTAAATGGATAAAAAAATTGTTTACACCTAAAAAACAAGTTTATAATCCAAAACCAGTTGAAAAACAATCTTGCTGGAAACATGAAAAATTTAAAAAAGGTTGTCCAATTTGTAGGAATTTAAATAATGACGCTTAAATATATTGGAAGTTTAATAGCTAAGAGAGTCTTAAAAAATAGACCTGACTTACATAAAAAATTTGATAAAATTATGAGAGATGATGTTGATCCTTCATCTTCTGTAGAATCACAAATTTC